ATGTTCAACCATCATAAGTCGCATTGTGCGACTGCATTCTACACACGTCCATGGGAAGACCGTGACACCACTGTCATGGTATCTATCGATGGTGTAGGAGAAGATCAATGTGCTGTTATTCTTGATAGCAACTTTAACCTAATCAAAGAGTGGAGATGGCCCAAGTCTGTTGGACTGGTCTATACTGTATGCACAACTCAATTAGGTTTACGTCCACTCGAAGACGAATATGTTGTTATGGGATTAAGTTCCTATGCCAAAGCACCAGATGAAATAGTTGTTTGGTTAGTTAAATGGTGGGAGAGTAATCCAGACAATACTGACTTTAGTGAAATGAAAAACATGATGCAGAAGTGGATCGAAGAGTTCGAAGATGCTGAAGTTGCCGCTGGTGTACAAGCATTTGCTGAGTATGGCATTATGCAGATCATGAATGAAGCACGTAAGTACGGATCTAAACTTGTCTATGGTGGTGGATGTGCACAGAACGTAGTAATCAATTCATTACTCTGGTATGTCTTTGATGATGTTCATATATCAATATCACCCACAGACGCAGGATCTTCTTTAGGTTGTGCAGGGTATTCACACGAACAAGCAACAGGTAATGATAGATTAATCTGGACACCTTATGTCGGATATGACATACAAAAAGAAATAAATCCAAAAGATGTTGTTGAACACTTGTTATCAAAAAAAGTTTGTGGTATTGCAAATGGTCGAGCAGAGTTTGGGCCGAGAGCACTTGGTAATAGATCTCTGATCGCAGATGTAAGGTATGATGTCAAGGACACAGTCAATACAATTAAACGTAGACAGAAGTATAGACCGTTTGCCCCTGCAATACTTGAGGAGTATGTTGATGAATACTTTGATGGTGTTACTAACGAATACATGCAGTATACATGTAAAGCAAAGCACGACTATGCATCTGTTACACACGTAGACGGTACTGCACGTGTACAGGTAGTAAAGAAGGACTGCCAGTCTATATTCAGAAAGGTCATAGAAGAATACTATGAGAAAACTGGAGTGCCAATGTTACTTAATACTTCACTAAATATAAGAGGTAGACCAATGGTCAATGACCATCATGATGCACATCTGTGGGAACAGAAATATGAGGTAAAGGTATTCTAATGTACAAGTGGGTTAAAAAATGGAAAATTGATCCAGAGATCTTTGAAGAAGAAAAGGATAAGATCTTAATGGCAATTGAGATGATCAAAGAAGAGCACGATACTAAGTTTGCTATGATGACATCATCTGACTATAAGGTTGTACGTAAAGACCGTAGAGTCATATATCATGATAATCTTATGCGTATGGTTGAACCCTGCATAAGAGATTATATGAAAGAATGGCATTGTGAAATATTTGATATGGAAAATGTCTGGTATGCTGAATATGAGAATGGTGCTGACTTTGATTATCATTGTCACGAGGGATGTAACATGTCGGGTGTAGTACAATTAGTACTTGACGATAAACGTAACGCAACCCAACTTATGAATTTTGATATGGAATTAGAAGAAGGTGACTGTTGCATATTTCCTGCAATGTTACCACACAGGAGTCCTTTTGTGTACGATGGACACAAGATAGTAATAGGATTTAATTTCAACATGTCGGGGAGTGATAAACACTCTTCGGGAAAACTTAGAGACGAGGAATTTTAAAATGGCAGAAGAAAAAAAGAAACATATTACCGTTGACTCAGACGGTAGTTTGGCAGGAGCAGATGCCAACGGAGACGGACACGTTTCCGAATCTGAACTGTCAATGCACCTTGAGTTTAAACGCAAGGAATTAGAAGATGCAGACGCAATGCGTGATGCACAACGTAAGATGGCATGGTTCTCATTGTTTGGAATGTTACTATACCCAGCCGCTGTAGTTACTGCCAGTTTTGCAGGAATGTCAGAAGCACAAGGTACACTTGGAGACATGGCTCCAACATACTTTGTAGCCGTTGCAGGTATTGTTGCCGCATTCTTTGGTGCTCAAGCATTCTCAACCACAAAGAAATAGGTGTTCAAAACAGATTAGTGTTCTGTAGTAGTTAGATAAATACTACTATGGAACACAAATTTGTTAAACATTTCGCAAGACTAATCACAGATCAGGAACTCTCCAATCAGGAAGTTGCTGAATATTATGATATAGTAGAAAGCCACATACCTGCAAAAGTCGTAGTCGCTTACACCGATGATAACGAGAGAGTAGAAGCAGAAGTGACTTTGTATTCCACAACAGAAGACCGCACTATATACGAAATCGTACTACAACAAGCAGTTGACAGAGATGAAGGTGACGACATCTCAAAAGAACTTGTCGAGGCTTTCCCAGATTACGATTTCGACTTCGAAACCTCATACGAAATTTAAAGGTTGACACCTGCCAATATCCTGCTATAATACACCTAGCGGCACATAAATATTACTATACACATAAAACACAGGATAGAAAATGGCATTTAATAAAACATTTAACGAAGAAGAAAAAGCAAGACTCAAGAAACTTATTGACGAAGGTATGCAAGTTACCTACGAGATGGAAACTCTCAAAGAAGGCCTAAGAGATACAGTTAAAGCAATAGCAGAGGAAATGGACCTTAAACCTGCTGTACTGAATAAAGCAATTCGTATCGCTCACAAGGCTAGTTTCCAAGATGAATTTGATAAGTTTGACGAACTAGAAACAATTTTAGAGACTGTCGGTAGAACATTATAGTCAACTCTGTTGACATTTCCTTTACATTACTGTATAATAGGTACATATGAGTTACGTTGATGCATTCTATGACAAAAACAAAGACATAGTTAAAGTTGTCGAGCGAGTCGATGGCAAACGTATCTTTGTTGATCACAGACCAGAATACAATTTTTATGTAGCAGATCCTAAGGGTAGTCACACCAGTGTATATGGTGAGAAGGTTACTGAAATTAGATGTAAAAGTCTAAAGGAGTTTCGCAAGAACGTATCTATTAATACTCACAACAAGAAGTATGAAAGCGACATACGACCTGTAAACAAAACAATAGCCAAACACTACCTAGGTGCTGATCAACCTGTGTTACAAACAGCATTCCTTGATATTGAGGTAGATTTTGATCCAGATAGAGGATATAGTTCCCCTGAAGATGCATTTATGGAAATAACTTCCATAGGAGTTTACTTACAATGGATGAAAGCGATGGTGTGTTTGGCTGTTCCACCTAAGACACTTAGTTGGGGACAAGCAACAGCAATATCAGATAAGATGCCAGAGGTAGTTTTATGTAAAACTGAGAAAGAAATGCTACAAACTTTCTTAGAACTAATTGATGATGCAGACATACTAAGTGGTTGGAACAGCGAAGGTTATGATATACCTTATCTTGTAAACAGAATTACTAAAGTGTTAGGCAAAGCAGAGACTAGAAAGTTATGCTTGTTTGATCAGTTTCCAAAACAAAGAACATTCGAAGCATATGGTAGCGAACGTGAGACTTATGACTTAGTAGGTCGTGTACACTTAGACTATATGCAACTGTATAGAAAGTATAACTATGAGGAACGACACAGTTACAGACTAGACTACATTGGTGAGATGGAAGTAGGTGAAAAGAAAGTAGCCTATGAAGGAAGTTTAGATAGACTTTACAATCATGACTTTGAAAGGTTCTTAGAATATAACATACAAGACGTTATGTTATTAGATAAGATGGATAGGAAGTTACAGTTCATTGACTTAGCAAATACTATTGCACATGATAATACAGTATTGTTGCCAACAACAATGGGTGCGGTAGCAACAACAGAACAAGCAATTATTAATGAGGCACACAGACGTGATATGGTTGTGCCTGATAGAAAGAAATATCAAAAGGATAGAGAGGCAACACAGGCGGCTGGTGCCTATGTGGCTTTCCCTAAGAAAGGCTTTCATAGATGGATAGGCAGTATGGACTTAAACAGTCTGTATCCAAGTGTGTTTAGGGCACTGAATATGGGAGCAGAAACAATCGTAGGACAACTAAGACAAGACTATACTGAGCAAGAGATTAATGATAAGATAACACTAGAGAAAAAGTCATTTGCTGATGCTTGGTTAGGTAAGTTCGGTAGTAATGAATACGATATGGTAATGGCAAAAGACGTAGACCATACGTTGCATCTTGATATGGAAGATGGCAATTCAATTGAAGTAACAGGAGCAGACGTATATAATTTAATATTCAACTCTGGACAACCTTGGAACATTAGTGCCAATGGTACTATATTTAAAACAGACTTCCAAGGCATTGTGCCAGGACTATTGGAGAGATGGTATGCAGAACGTAAGACTTTACAGGCTAAGAAGAAAGATGCAACAACTCCAGAAGAAATCGCATTCTGGGATAAGCGACAACTTGTTAAAAAGATTAACCTCAACAGTTTATATGGTGCTATTCTTAATCCTGGTTGTCGCTTTTTCGACAAACGTATTGGACAAAGTACAACACTCACAGGCAGAGCAATCACAAAACATATGGGTGCTGAAACAAATAGAATGCTTACAGGAGTGTATGACCATACTGGAGATACAATAGTATATGGTGATACTGACTCTGTGTATTTTAGTGCCGATCCGGCATTGCCAGAAGGTGAGGACTTAGATATGGATAGTGCGATTGCATTGTATGATCACATATCAGATACTGTTAGTGATACATTTCCTAAGTTCTTAAATGAAAGTTTCAACATACCAACTGCACAAGGCGAGGTAATGAAAGCCGGTAGAGAAGTAGTTGGTAAGAGTGGTTTGTTTATTACTAAGAAGAGATATGCAATCAAGTGTCTAGACATTGAGGGATATCAACCTGAGGGTGGTAAACTAAAGATCATGGGTATGGACATCAAGCGAAGTGATACGCCTGAGTTTGTGCAAGACTTCTTAGAAGAAATACTAGACAATGCCTTAGATGGTATGTCCGAACAAGAAGTTATACAGAAGATTAAAGACTTCAAAGATGATTTCAAAGCAATGGAACCTTGGAAGAAAGG